ACAACAATTGGTTTTTGGGCCAAATTTGTAACTGAAAACTTCTCACACTCGGGCAAAGCAGCAACCTGGGCTTCATTAACTGGAGCATGGTTGTAAAGATGTGTGATAGTAGTAGCTGGAACGTGGGCGATCCACACATGTCCTTGGGAGTTAGTCAAAGATGAATCTGCGGTGATTCGAACTCCCCAAGCGACAGTGCGGTATGCTGTTGCTATGTTGATCAATGCTGCATTTTGTGGAGCGGTCTGATTAGTGCCTCCAGCCCAAGTAATCGTACCACTAGCAACACTACCTGGGGTAAGAATGCAAGGATTGGAAAAAGGCAAGTACAACTTGGAACCATATCCAGTCGCATCACAACTTAATTGCGAAGAAACACGGATGACTGCTGTTCCAGTTGGATAACCAAACTCGTCAGGGGCTCTAACTCCATTCACTTCTGCAACAAATGGGTTGACTCTTGCGATCAGATAGGGATGCATCGTACCTTTCCGACCGGATTTTCTCCTAGGTTTTCTCCTGGGTGCACGTGGCTTAACCACGACTACTGGGGCTCTTCTTCTAGAGCGATTATGATTAGAACGTTTTGGGGTGATTCTCAATTGAACACAATTCCTCCGGACACCAAGGAAGAAAAATGCTTTGAAGCATCCAGTTAGCCTATTGTTTATAGAGCCCACACAATCAGGAATAAGACTAAATAGTCCTGGCTCTCTCCTACCGTCTGTTACACACCTTTCTCTTAGCTTCTTGAAAAGGGTGGCGTCACGAACAAGTAGCCTCAAAGTTTGCGAGACCTCGAGCAAATTTAGTGGACTAGCAAACCGGTTCCAAGCCAAATGAAAAATAGCTCCAAAAACAATCCCAAAATGAGAACGAATGAGAAACAACACTCCATGACCGAACAACGCTGTCTTACTGCCGCACCAAGTTTCAAACAAACCTATAGGCAAAAAGGCCCAAGGAAAAACAAAACACACCAATTCCTCAAAAAGAGGGAAAAGGGAAACGAAAGGCTTTGATTTTTCGATGCAGTGATACCAGGTTGGTTGCTCCTTATGTGAAGTAATTGGTTGAGCCTGAATTCCACAATCGACAAAAGCACCTCTACGAAACAACTCGTCATCTAAGGTCATTGGGAAGTCTTCAACATCGACCTGGTTTGCCCACACTAGCAACTTTTCATACTCAGCATCTGTGTACCCATACCGAGCCTTGAAAACCTCCACTTCTTCTGGATGAATATCATCAATTGTGTCATCAGTAATTTGCCACTCCTCTCAAAACTGATCAACAATTTTGACTCTCTTCAGATTCGACGTTTCAACAATTCTGCGAAGGAAAATTCCGAAAATAGGAATGTGTCCAGCTATTGGCAGCATAGACAACGCATTCCCGTAGAGCAAACCCTGGAACTTTTTCTTTGAATGTCGTCCGAAATTCACTCCAAACTTGGCCAACTGTCGAAAAGGTTTGAGTCCCCACTTCGGACCTCTGGAAGTGAGATAAAATTTCCCAGAACAAAACTCAAGTTCTCTCCAATGATGTCGAACGATCAATTCCATTTTCAAACCGATGTCTCGATAACGCTGTAGAATATTAGGTAGGTTCCCAAACTCACTCACCACAAACCAATTGTCATCTCCATTGAAAGTTCCCTCTATCAATCTCTCTTTCCAAATGTAGCTTGTGCAAACGATGTTTAACATTGTATTGAAAGTTGATGTCCACATGTCTCCTGATCGGCGTCCCCAATCACAAGAAAAAGAAACCCCCTTGGACGATCCGATAACCTTGGTCCACAGTAGGAGCATGTTCTCCAAGAAAGGTGGCTTGTAAGGAACAATGTTGGATAAAAACCATTTCTCCAGTTCTAACATCAAACGTGTAACACTGCCATCCCAATTGCTAGCGTCTCCTTCTACAACAACACCTTGACCAAAAGACGAACAAGCTCTATGTCCCAACTGAAGAGCGTTCATGTTGACTGAATACACCAAACGACCTGATGCAAAGGCTTTCGCAAACCACTTGTACAGAGAATAGAAAAACCACCCAATAGCAACTTGCAAACCAGACTTGCGACATTGGATGATTCGTGGTTTGAAAGAACACCACACTTTACCGACATAAGCTTCAGCTTTGCAAAATATGTCAGAACTCCAATTCTCTTTTCTCTCAGCAACTCCATTGTCTTCATTTAACAGAGTCTGTCTGCGACGGGGAGCAAGATGGTGTAACCACTCAATGGGAGAATACCATTTCCATGCGGGCCAATCAATTGATGACAAAAAGTCCTTTCCAAACTGGAGGAGACCAATATCTCGCGCCAGAGGACGATCATACAAAAACCTGATCTTGAGGCCATTGGCTATGTCATGATGACAACCAAAAGGAACAACCACTGGGGCATCAGGAATGATCGTGCCATAGACCTCTATCGAACGTCGTTCTCGGCATGGTACACAGTGATTACGAGGAAGGCGCAATGTGGCATTGGGGTGCGTGGGTGGAACTGGCACTCCTACTGAACAAGTCTTCCAAATGGCAAGACTATTTAACACTCGCAATCGAGGCATTTGTTCAGCGAAAAAGAAACCACAAAATCTTCCAAGTCGGAACAGATAAATCCAAATCAGTATGCTGACCATCCATCTGACCCAATTTCTTGGATTGACTTCAAGTACTATCACACTGATCGGTAAGAAAACTGACAATAGGAAGAAAAAGGCCAGCTTGAACAAAGTCAAGTGCTCAAAACACCAAAAATAAAATTCCAATTCAGATGAACTAAGGGCACCACCCATCTGAAGCTTGACCCACTTTGCTCTCTCTGCTGAGTCTTTGAGTCGAACCATTTTCAACAACCAATAATTGTAATACTCAAGTGCCATAGGTGACTCAATGAACATCCTGCAATGATGTTCGGCTCCTTGCCACAAAGGGACTTCTCTGGAAATCAAGGACAGCATTTGTTCAACACACCACTGATGGTTAAAGTCACTTGCTCCAAA